TTAGCAAATAACCCCGACATGCAGCCTGAAGACGTTATTAAAGTTTCTGATGACTTTCCGTTTTAGGAGAAAATATGAGCGAAGACTATGATGCGAAAAAAAAAGAATATCTTGAAAATGTTGCATGGCTAAAAACCGTTGTAGCACCTGAAGATATCTACGACTTTGCGGAACAAACCATCCACGCCGCATTGTTTTTTATGATCCGATGGCAGGAATGGGTTGACATCATGGAAGAAGCGGAAAAATGCGAGGCGACGAATACATGGGTTTCCAATGTCTTGGGTCTGCGTGCTAAAAAATGCGCTGGGTGAATACGAAAACACAATGGAAACCGCCGCTCGTCTGATACAGGCCAACGATAACCAAATACAAGATGCTGGTATCGCTATTGCTTCGGCGGCAGTAACGGCTAAAGTGTTTCTTGGTCTATCGGGGCAGGTAATGCAAGACGGAGGCAATCCAGTTTCACCGCAGGCGGTAAAGTTCTACGGCGAACAAATCAAGCGGCAGGGTTTAACTTGGAATACGGTTAGTACACTCGACACAGTGACTTCCTACGTTGACAGCCCAGCATGGACAGCACGCATGGAAGGATGGGGCAAGGGGTACGCCGACTTGACGCGGGATATTATCTTGCGAGATATTCAGAACGGCGCAGGTCCAATAGCGACCGCCCGCCATTTGCGACAGGTCGCAGAGGGCTTGCCAGTATCAGCCAGTGAGAGTCTAACAAGAACACTGCAATTAACTTCGTATCGTGAAGCGTCCCTAGCAATGGAAACCGCAAACGATGGGTACATTTTAGGTAAAATCAGGATAGCAGAATTAGACGATAAAACCTGTGTCTCATGTATTGCCTTACACGGCACGCCGCTGGATGTCGGGCAGAGAGTTGATGATCACTACAACGGGAGATGCACAGAGTTTTATCAAGTCCCTGGTGGTGATAAATACCCAAAATATATGCAGGCTGACAGTCAGGCGGGCGCGAGGCAGTGTGTGCCATTCCAGAGCGGTGCAGATTGGTTTGCCTCACTCAGTCCAGAGCGGCAAGCCGAACAAGCGTCATTCCTAAATTCTCCTGCAAAGCTGAGAGCATATCAAGATGGCACGCCATTATTTGTCAGGTGTGAACTATGACGGGGTTGTGTTGATCTTGGGCGGTGACATTTTCAGTGGTGACATTCATGAGGAACTTGCTCTGACTAATGAGGACACCATGATTGGTTCGTTGCTGTTCTGGGCTGAACAAGTTTCTGCTGCAGTTGAACTATTGGCAACAGAGTTCAAGAAATGCCATGTGGTTTCTGTGGTGGGTAATCACGGCAGAACTACACGCAAGCCAAGAATGAAGCAGCGTGTCAAAACCAACTTTGACTGGCTTCTTGCCAAAATGGTTGAACGCAGTTTCACTAAAGATAAACGGGTGACATTCACCATTCCAGAATCGGCTGATGCGTTAGTGCAGATCTATGACTACGGGCATCTGATAACTCACGGCGATCAGGTTTCTGGCGGTGGTGGTATCGGTGGCATATATCCACCAATTATGAGGATGCGTGCAAGAAAACACGCTCGATACATGGTTACGGGCAAGTCATTCCAAACCTTGTGGTTAGGTCACTGGCATCAATACATCAGCACACCTTCAATGGTGGTGAACGGATCGCTCAAGGGATATGACGAATATGCAATGCTGATGGGGTTCGGGCATGAACCACCACAGCAAGCATTGGGAATTGTTACACCTGAACGCAACCTGACTATTCAAGCGCCTGTGTTCTGTATGGATCGCAAGAAGGAAGGCTGGTGAGTTATGGCAACCTTTGCGGAAATCATTTGGCATGACGCACACGCAGACACAACAACATGGATGGAGAAAGATGAGATCAATGAGCAGCCGTGTGTGGTGGTGTCTTGTGGGATTCTGCTTCCAGATGCGAAACCGAATCATGTGGTTCTTGTTCAATCGTTGAACAGTTATGAGCAGGTTGATTGTGTGTTGAGTATCCCTGTTGCAATGGTGCAGTCAATGCGTGTGTTGGGCAGTGGACTGGATGCAGTAGAGCATCTAGGGTGACCCTGTCCGTAGTGTTCTCCTTCTCCGCTTAGGGCTTGGTTGAGTAGCCCTGCCCCCTAGTACGGGGTGGGGCTGTTCCCAAACCCCGTAAACACTAGGGATTCTGAATGATTTGCTTTGGGGGTGCTGGATGCCCTATCTTTGGTGCATGGGGAAATACCCCACGCTCAAGAGGAGGGCATTATGAAAAAGCCAGTTACTTGCAAGAGGTGTGGTCGCAATGATCTGCAATGGAGACAATCCAAAGCAGGCAAGTGGTATCTCACCTATGACGAAGGTGCAGCAATTTTTGGTGATGGTGGCAAGCACATCAAGACCTTGTATCCAGCGCATGAGTGCTTGGTGCGTGACGGTGAACTTACTGAGAAGCGTGCTGATCTGATATTGCGTGGTCGCATCACAACTACTGATGAGGAAATTGCAGAAGCACAAGCAATGGAGAACGCAGCGATAGATGCCTTTGAGGCAAAGCATGGTTACAGACCATTGAGTTGGGCTTGGTAGGAGGCACTAATGGCTACGCACGATGAAAAAGCATATTTGCATTGTCGCATCAACCTCGTAATGGAGTTGTTGTTAGAGATTGTTAAAGAGATGGAAAAGTGGGAAACCGAAGTGCAAACAGATTTGGGGGATGAGTGATGCGTAAGGGTAATGAGCAGCGTTGGGGTTGCCGTGAGTGCGGTAATCGGATCACAACATATGTGAAGGTCAGTGAACCGCCAGTGTGCAGCAAGCATTTGAAGCCTGTGCGTATGGCTGAGGTGTACACAATCAACTGGGGTGAGCGCAACTAACTGTGTGACACCCCTGAATTAGAACTAGATCAAACAACAAGCAGAGGAGAAGGAAATGCAAGTGATACCGAAACAGAAACATGGCAGCAAAGAATGGCTGCTGGCACGGTGGAAAGATGAGCAAGGGCGTTGCGTCTTTGGGGCATCAGACATTCCAGCGTTGATGGGTGCAAGCCCATACAAGACCAGAGGAGAACTGTTCGCTGACAAAGTGAATGAACCAGTAGAGCAAGAGGAAACAGCCGTGTTCAGGCGTGGCAACCTACTTGAGAAACCGTTGCTTGAGGAAGCGTCACGCATACTTGGCACAAACATATTCACACCAGAAGTGATCTACCGTGACGGGCGTTTGTCAATCAGCCTTGATGGTGTGGACAATGAGAAGCAGCCAACGGTTGTTGTTGAGGCTAAGACTTCAACTAGATACAGCATTTATACGGCAGAGGATTTGCCTGATGAATGGTGTTGGCAGGGATGGGCGCAGATGGCTGTACTGCAAGTGCCTGTGTGGTTCGTGGTGTTGGATCGTGACCAGCGCATATCTGTTGTGGAACTACCAGCAAACCTGAAAGCGATTGATGCACTGCAACTTGAAGCGTCAGTGTTTGGTGGTTGGGTTGATGGTGATCCAATGGATGAGGACATAAACAACTTCAGTGCAACCGATATTGCACGCATCTGGAAGGCAACACCAACCAGTGTGGAACTGCCTGCTAGTGCAGTGGATTGGGCGTTGCAGTTAGAGGAGGCAAGGGCTATGGCAAAGCAGGCTGCAGATCTCGAAACCAAAGCAAAGGATGCGCTTGCACAAATGTTGTTGGGCAATGAGATTGGCACTGTTGATGGTATGCAGTTGGTCAGTTGGAAACAGCAGGCAGGCAAAGCCTCATTGGACACGAAGCAGTTGCGTGCAGATCACCCAGAGTTAGTTAGTCAATATGAGAAACAAGGCGCACCATTCCGTGTGATGCGTGTAACGAAAGGAAAAGGAAAATGAGTGAGGAAATCAACACGGTGCTGCTGCGTGCAGTACTTGATCAGTATGCAACACCAGATCCAAAGATTGTGGGAACAATCCCACGCAACGGAGTTTCATTGTCATATGTCTCGCACGCTGATGTGTGTCGTATTCTCATTGAAGTTGATCCGTTGTGGTCATGGCAGCCCATTGAATGGGTCAATGGCAGACCTGCAATCAATGTTGAGAATGGCACAGCAACCATGTGGGGAACACTCACACTGCTTGGCAAGTCAATGATTGGTGTTGGTTCAGTTCGTGCTGACAAACAAGATCTTGACAAAGAACTTGTTGGTGACTTCCTGCGTAATGCAGCCATGCGGTTTGGAATTGCGTTGTCACTGTGGTCTAAGCAGGACTGGTCAGATAACACCACGATTGTCAGCCTTCCTGCAGCACAGGCGAAGCGTGCAGAGGAAGCCAAACCGTATGTGGGCAACCATCCTGCTAAGGGTGTGCCTTCACCAAAGGTTGTGCGTGAGTTCGTGCAGGACAATGAACCAACACCTGACGAGATCGCTGAGATTGCTGCACAGTTCAATGCCACGATTGTTGAGAACATCACACCTATCACTAAGCCTGTTGCCTCATCTGGTGGCAAGGCAAGCGATAAGCAGAAGGGTTTGATCAGCAAACTTGCCAAAGAAAAGGTGAACGGGGACTGTGTGCCAATCATGCAGCAGTTGTTCAACAAGTCTGCTGTGGGTGAACTGACCAGCAAAGAAGCGTCAGGGCTAATCAAACACCTGATGGAGTTGCGCTGATGTTTGAGGAATTGGATGCGTACAGCAGCAAGATGATTACTGTTCTGGTTGATCTGGCTCATGCAGCAAAAGGTGTTGTGAAGTCTGATGGCACAGATCGTTTGTCAATAGAGCAGTTGCGTGCAGCCCTTTACGCATACAACGCTTGGCTTGATGATGATGAAGCGTGATCATTGGCGAGAGGATGCGTTGTGTGTGGGGCAACCGTTAGAGGTGTTCTTTGCTTCGCAAACTCTTGCTGAGGATCGTTGGGATGCAGCCAAACTGATCTGCAAGAAATGCACAGTCAAACGACAATGCTTGAAACTGGTTATCAATCTCCCAGAGGATGATGATCGTTGGGGTGTGTTTGGTGGGTTATCACCTGCAGATAGGCGTGTGCTGCTGCTAGTGGGCTGTTGGGGTCTGCTGGTATTAGGTGGTCTGCTGTGAATGGGTCTGCTGTTCCTCGATTGCCTTCGCCACATATCCAGCAGTGGGTTGCTGTGTCACGAACCTGTTTCGCTCTGCGCTTGTAGTTGCCTGCATAGTGAGGGCGTTGGGGTTTGGGGTGTTGCCTGTTCCATTTGGTTTGGCAGGTTGTGCAGCGTGTGCCGTTGGTGGTGAGGGTTCGGCAGGTGAGGCAGGGTTGGCTAATCGGCATCAGGTGTGAAGTCGTGTGCTTCGCCTGTGGCTTCCAGTATGGGTTGGTTGCCTGTGTGCTTTTGGTATCTGGCGCAGATCACATCAACATAGTGTGGGTCTAGTTCCATCAGGTATGCGACACGGTTGGTTTCCTGTGCTGCGATCAGGGTGCTACCTGAACCACCGAATAGGTCAACCACAACGCATTTGTCTGGCGCATAATCATCAAGTATCTGTATAAGCATTGCAACAGGTTTCTCTGTTGGATGCGCTCTCTTATGTCCAGCGTTCTCGTGTGATGTGTAGTTAGTCCACTGATATCGCAATATCTTTCGTTGGTGTCGTGTGCGTGACCAGCACAATTCAAATGCTGATCCAATAACAGAATCTAAGTGTTCATCAACTCGCTTATCCCACACAAGCCATGAACCTGACAGTTCTGAATCTTTAATGGTTCGCCTGTAATAATCTGCACCCCACCAATATTGCTCATCAACATTGCTGAAGTAATCGTAAATCAGTGAAGCATCAAATGGTTTATCATCATTCAAAACCTTCTTATACTTCTTGCCTTTGTTGGATTCACTTTGCGAATAATCCGTGTTCAGATTTATCCCGTAAGGTGGATCAGTAAGAACGCAACCAGCACTAATGCCGTTCATCAGTAGATCAAGGTTGGCAACAACAAGACTGTCACCACACATAACTCTGTGATCACCTAACAGCCACACATCACCCAACTTAGACACAACAGGAACATTGTCTGGCACATCATCAACATCAGAAGGCAGTTCAAAGTGGGACTGGTCTGCAATGAGGCTGTCCAATTCATCCTCATCAAACAGTGTTCCCAACAGCCCTTCCTCTGTGTCTGCCAACTGCTTCAGCAGTTCAATGAGTTCTGGTTCGTCATAGGTTGCAAGGTCATTGGCTTTGTTGTCTGCCAACAGTATTCGCAGGGCTTGCTGATCGTCACATATGACTGGTGTTGCAGCAATCTGTGTCCAACCCAAAGCCTTTGCTGCTTTCCATGTGTGGTTGCCTGCAAGTATTCGCCCTGTTGATTTCTGAAACACAATCGCCCTGTACTGTCCGTGTGCTTTCAATGATTCACAGATTGCACCCACATCACCTTGACGAACATTGGAAGGGTGTGTGTGTATCTCATC